GGCCGGACCTGTCCATCATCGCCCGCACGCTGAACCGCCGCACGGGCGTGCGCCAGCCAATCGCATTGAAGCGCCTGTCCGCCGGCGTCACCTACGAAGTCGACCCGCTCGCCGCCGCTACCATGCGCGTCGGATTCACCCGCAAAAGCCCGCGCTGGGCCGTGCGCGCGGCGATGATGCAGCAGCGCGGGTTCACCCGTCCGGTCACGCCGGAACTGCGGCTCATGATGCTGCGCCGCGGGGTCCAGCGGCGGTTCTCGCGCTCCTATCGCGGCCGTCGCACCGGCAACCCGCTGATCCTAAAGCGCACCACCACCCGCCTGCAGACGCCGCCGCGTCCCATCGTGGCGCCGTTCTGGAATGCCGAAAAAGATAAGTCCGCCGTGCGCATCCGCAGGAATTTCTGGCTCATCATGCGCGGCAAGCACGCGCCCGGGGGGGTGCTTTACAGCGTTCAAGATATGGCGATGTGGGGATGATGGAGGGTTCAGGGTTCAGGGTTCGGGGTTCAGGAATAAGGTGAAATCATGGCCGACGACGTAAAGCTCGAAATACTGCTGCAAGCCAAAAACCAAAGCGAGCAGGCCTTCCGCGATCTGCGCGGCCAGCTCACCGGCCTGCAGCAGGACATGGCCAAGACCGCCAAAGCGGCCGAGTCCTCGTTCTCGCTCGACAAGGTCAAGACGCAACTGCTCGCCGCGGCTGGTTCTATCTATGGCGCTTATAAGACCATCGGCCAGGCGATCGACATGGCAGCCGCAGGTTCCAAGCTCGAAAAGCAGACGGCAGCCTTCCAGAACCTCGCCTCCGCGGCAAACACCAGCGCCGGCAGCCTTCTATCCAGCCTAAAGCGCGTTTCTGGCGGCATGGTGGCCGAGGCCGATCTGATCGGCGCGGCCGGCAAGGCCATGCTGATGAACATCCCGGCCGGCGAGATCACCAAGCTGATGGAAATCGCCGCCGCCACATCCAAGTCCACCGGGCAGACCATCACCGAGGCGTTCAGCGACATCACGCTCGGCGTCGCCCGCCAAAGCAAGATGATCCTCGACAATCTCGGGATCATCGTTGACGTGGACAAGGCCAACCAGGACTACGCCAAGAGCCTCGGCAAGACATCGGATGCGCTGAGCGACGCCGAAAAGCGCCAGGCATTCATGAACGCGGTAATGAAGTCCGGCGAGGACATGATCAAGCGGATCGGCAGCTCGTCCGGCTCGCTCGACAACGTCAACAAGCTGATCGCGGCGCAGTCGAGTCTATGGGGAGAAGTCAATAAGACCGTCGCCACGTTCCTGGACGACGAGCTCGGCGGCTACGTCAAGGTGCTGAACTGGATCGACGAGAAGCTCAAAAGCATGCGCCAGTCCAAGGGCGAGGTGACCAAGTCCGATCTATGGAAAGAGATCGAGATGCTGCGCAGCCTGGAGGCCAAGGGCATGGCCAATCAAGGGCTTGCGGCGTCCAAGGAAGCCGAGTTCAACCGACGCTATCTGCAGCCGCAGTTCGGCATGAAGGCATCCGAGGAGCTAAAGCGCTCCGGTTCGTTTTCGACGCCGGCCTGGGACTCCACATCCTGGCGCTACCGCGAGGGCCAGTGGGCGGATTACACCGAAGACGAAAAAAAGGAAATGCTCAAGGCCCGCGAGCAGTACCTGAAGGACGTCGAAGCCCAGGCCAAGAGCGAGCGCGAGCGGATCGAGCGGATCTGGGCCGACTACAAGCCGCGGTATGCCGGAAGCCAGCAGTCCGAGGCCATGCTGGCCGATCAGAAGGCATTCGATGACTGGAAAAAAAGCTGGTCAGACTATCAGCAGCGCCTGCCGGAGAGCCAGCAGTCCGAGGCGATGCTGGCAGACCAAGCGCGTTTCGAGGAGTGGAAGAAAGAAAGCGAGAAGGCTTTCAACTTCATGACCGAGCTATCCGAGCGCACCGCCGAGAGCATGCAGGAAAATTTTAGCACGCTTTTTTTCGACGCCTACAAGGGCAAACTGAACGACTTCCAGGATTTCACGCAGGCCGTATTCAACTCGATCCTAAAAGCCTGGTCCGACCTGCAGGGGCAGATGCTGACGCAGGCGATATTCGGCAACAAGGCCGTCGGCGGCACCGGCGGCGGTGGTGGACTGGTATCCTGGCTGTCCGGGTTGTTTGGCGGTGGCGGACCGGAACAGCTCGGGCAGTACAACGCCAATGGCAACGTATTCGGCGAGAACGGGGTCGAGCGGTTCGCGTCCGGCGGTATCGTCACGCGGCCGACCGTGTTCCCGTTCAGCCGCGGCGTCGGGCTCATGGGCGAGGCGGGGCCGGAGGCGGTCATGCCGCTCAAGCGCCTGCCGTCCGGGCGGCTGGGTGTCGAGTCCGCCGGCGGCGGCAGCGTCGTCAACGTCACGGTCAACAACCACACCGGTCAACAGGTCGAAATAAACGAGACGCGCGGTCCATCTGGCGAGCGCGAGATCGAGATCATGGTCGGGCGGATTTTATCAAAAGACGGACCGGCGACGCGCTCGCTCGCGGCTACCTACGGGCTGCAGCGCCGCGGGGTCGTGAGGTGACGCATGAGCGACTGGCCCGTCACGCTTCCCCAGGACTGGCTGCTTGAAGGCGCGGCCGGCGCGATCGGCGACAACACGCTGCGCAGCCAGCCTGACGTTGGTCCGGCCAAGCTGCGCCGCCGATCAACCGCGCGGCCGGACACATGGAGCGGTGATATGATCATGACCGCGACGCAGTACGGTATCCTTGACGGATTCTATAAGACCACCTGCGCAGGCGGATCGTTGCCGTTCACGAAGACCCACCCGGTAACCGGATCCTCGAAAAATTATCAGTTTATCGGCCCGCCGTCCTACAGGCCCTCCGGGAGCTACGCCGCAAACGGAGAGCAGTACTGGCTGGTCACTCTAAACCTGGAGATCCTGCCGTGAGCCGCGCGACGATCACTTCCGCATTCCGCGCGGCCGCTTTCGCGCAGCAGACCGACCAAGTCTTTCTGGTGCTCGTGCGGATCAGTCACACGGATCTCGCTGCGGACATCCGTGTCGTAAATAATTACGAAAACATAACGCACAACAGCAACACCTGGGTTGCGTTCCCGTTTGACATCGAGCTCCCCGGAGACTTCGAAGAAGCCCTGCCGACCGTGCGCTTGACAATCTGCAATGTTGACCGACAGATCGTCGAGGCGCTGCGCACCGTCTCAGGTCCTCCGACCGTGGTGATCAAGGTGGTGCTCGCATCCGCTCCGGAGGACATCCAGGTCGGCCCAATCACGCTTACCCTGCGCGAGGCGTCCTACAACTCGCTCACAGTATCGGGCACGCTGATGCCAGAGGACGTCTTAAACGAGGCCTACCCGTGCGACAGCTTCACGCCGGCGGTAGCGCCGGGGATCTTCGCATGACGATAAACGTCGCCAAATACGTCGGGATCCCGTTTGCGGAGCACGGCCGCACGCCGTCCGGCTGCGACTGCTGGGGGCTGGTGCGGCTGTTCTACTACAAGGAGATGGGGGTCCTGCTGCCAGACCTAGGTCCGCTATACCGCGACACGACCGACGCCGACGGGATGCGCCGGGTATATGCCGACCAGCTCGGCCGCTGGCAGCCGGTAGACCGACCTGTCGCCGGCGACGTGGCGCTGCTCAATGTCGCGGCCGGACCGGTGCACGTCGGAGTAATGGTTGACGTCCGCCGCATGCTCCACGTCCAGCGCGGGACCGACGCCGTGATCGAGCGGGTCGACTCGTTACTCTGGAAAAACCGGGTGCGCGGGTTCTTCCGCTACAGCCGGGAGGACGCCGCGTGAGCCAGGGCGTCAACATCGCGCTGCGGCGCAACCCGTTCGCCTTCGGCCACGTCGACTGCGTTGTGCCGTCCGGGATCACCGTAGAGGCCATGCTGGCCGAGCTCGGCCTCGCGCCGTTTATAGCCACCGGCGGCGGGGTGATCGTCTACATCGGCGACGAGCTTGTACCGCGCGAGCGCTGGTGCGCGGTCTTGCTCGACGACGGTGTGATCGTTGCGGTCGGTGTCACGCCTACCGGCAACGGTGGCGGCGGCAAGGACCCCACTCGCACGGTCGCCATGCTCGCCGTGATGGCCCTTTCCATCGCGGCCGTAGTGGCGGCACCCTACGCCGCGCCGTTCCTTGGTGTTACGACGCCGGCCGGGATCGGCGCGCTCGGCGCGTTCGCCGGTGCCGCGGTGTCCATCGCAGGATCGATGCTCGTCAATGCCCTGGTGCCGCTGCCAAGCCCGTCGACCAATGACACGAGCGCAGTGCGCTACCTCTCTGGGATTTCTAACGTGATGGACCCATACGGCCCGGTCCCACGCATCCTCGGCCGCCGGCGGGTCTACCCGCGCAAGGCTGGGCAGTACACCGAGCTGATCGGCGTCGACCAGCAATACCTGCGCGCACTGTTTTGCGTCGGCAAGGGCAAGTATCTGCTGAGCGAAATGAAGATCGGCGATACCGACCTTGACGAGTTCGATGGCGTCGAAACCGAGATATTTTATTCTGGAGACAGCTGGAGCAGCCGGATCTATCCTGGCGACGTTGACGAGACCGCGCTCGCCATCGAGCTCGAGCCTTCGAGCGCGCAGACCCGGACGACCGGCGAAGCTATCGACGGGATCCACGTCGAAATCACGTTCCCCGAGGGACTCTACCGGATCTCAAGCGGAGGCGACCGCCGCGCGGCCAGTGTCGCGATCCGCTGCGAATACTCGCCGACCGGTGAGGACACCTGGGTCGAGGCCACTGCGCTGAACCGGCTTACTCTCGCGGCGGCCGGGCTGCCATCTACCTCCATCGCGGCCGGCCAAACTATAACCGGGCCGTCCGGCTCTGGAACCGTGCGTGCGGCTGGCCAGAGCTCAATCGCCAGCGATACCGGCTCCGTCGACATGTTCGGCAACCATATATATGCGTATGTGTATTACACCAGCTGGGTCGACGTCGAGGTCTCATCCGGCAGCTTTGCTGCCACGAACGCGGTCACGATCGGCGGCAGCTACGCGGCCACGGTCGAATCGGTCACGGCCCTCACGGATACGATCACCGACGAGATCGGACAGCCGTTTAAAAAATCATTCGAATGGCATGTTCCGCGCGGGCAATACGACGTCCGTGTCACGCGGCTAACCGCAGACGAGGACAATGAGTTCAGGAGCGCATACTGGACCACGCTCCGCACCATTACCTATGAGCCGCCATGGAACCTTGACGGCTGCACGATGATCGCCATGCGGATCAAGGCGACCGGCCAGCTATCCGGACAGCTCGACCAGTTTAGCCTTTTGGCCGAGTCGCTTCTCGAGGGCTACGACTCGGTCTTAGAGGAGTGGGTGCTGATCCCGACCCGGTCGCCGGCATGGGCTTTTGTCGAGGTTCTCTGCGGAAGCAGCAATGGCCGACCGGTCGAAAAATCCCGCCTCGATCTGACCAGCATCCAGACATGGTATAACTCCTGCGTCACCGCCGGATTCAGCTTCGACGATATTATCGACAGCCGCACGACCGTCTGGGAGCTATTGCGCCGGATTTGCGCGGTCGGCCGCGCATCGCCCGCGCTGACCGACAATAAGTACGGCGTTATAGAAGACAAAACGCAGACAACTCCTGTCCAGCATTTCAGCCCGCGGAACAGCTGGAATTTCTCCGGCAGCAGGTTATTCCCCGACGTCCCGCACTGTTTGAAATGCAAGTTTGTCGACGAGTCAAACAATTACGCCTCGGACGATCGGCTGGTCTACGACGACGGCTACACGTCGGCCAACGCCACACGATTCGAGTCGATCGATCTGCCCGGGGTGGCGAACGCCGACCACGCCTGGAAGCTGGGACGCTACCACCTCGCCTGCCTGCGGCTGCGTCCAGAGACTTATGTTTTCGATTGTGACATGGAGCACCTGGTCGCCACCCGCGGCGATCTCGTTAGGATAACGCACGACGTTCTCATGGTCGGGCTCGGCCAGGCGCGTGTCAAGACGATCTCTACCACGCACATAACGCTTGACGACATTTTCCCGCAGTCCGATGGAACATCATACGGTATTCAGTTCCGGCGGTCAGATGGCACTTGGACCACGGCAACGCTAACCACAAGCCCCGGCACCAACCCGCCCGACACGGCGCTTGCCTTCACGCCGGCCATGAGCGCGGGCGACCTGCCTGCAGTCGGGGATTTGTGCTTTTTCGGCGAGGCGGGCAACGAGTCGATCAACGTCCTGATCAGCCGAATCGAGCCCGGGCCGGATCTATCCGCGCGGGTGACCTGCATCCCATACAATTCCTCGATCCTGACGGCGGACAGCGGAACAATCCCGGCCTGGGACCCGCAGATCACGACGCCGCCAGCGTTCAAGCGCAAGCCGCCAACGCCGACGATCATCGGAGCATCCTCCCGCTACAAGCGCAATTACACGCTGTCGGACGGGGCCTATGGCATACGCATCCGGGTCGGGTTCGCGCTGCAGGCGACCGGGTTCACATCCGACGGCGCCGTGCTCGACCCATATATTCATGCGCTTGAGACGCCCGCCTGGTTTGGCCCATGGTATCGGGAGGACGACGGGCCATGGATCCCGCTCGGACGGATCGACGGCGAGCGCCGGCACTTCGCGCTGGATGCTAAAAATAACGTGACATACGATTTCCGCATCCGATCGGTCTCCGCCGCAGGAATGATGAGCGCATGGGCCTATCTGAACGACGTCGCGATTGCCTACACCTCGGTGCCTCCGGACGTGACCGGGCTGCAGGTGGTCGGTGGCGGAACCGAGTGGAACAAGCGCGGCCTTAACGTCGAGTGGGACGAGGTTACGGCCGAGGACGGCGAAGCCGAGGTCACCAACTACCAGGTGCAGGTCTATACCTCAGACGGCAACACGCTGATCCGCACCGAAAGGGCGATGGAGAACAAGTTCACCTACGCCTACAGCAAGAACCTGGACGACGGAGGGCCGCGCGCGTCGGTGCAGATCCGCGTCAAGGCCAGGAACCAAATAAAGACGCTGTCAGCTACGGCGGCCTCGCAGGTTTTTACCAACCCGGCGCCTGCGGCACCGGCCAACCTGACCGCCGAGCTGGTCGTCAACGGGACGCAGTTCAACTGGGACGACAACACCGAGAAAGATTTTTCGCATTTCCGCTATCGCATAAAAGTCGGCGACCAGGAATGGAACGCCTGGCGCAACACGCCGGACAGCAGCAAGCTCAAGGTGCTGACGCCCGAAAAATCGGCCGAATATCAAAGCGACGTGCCGATCTATTTAGAGGTCAAAGCGGTTGACATATACGATCAGGAGTCAGCGACCGAAACGATCGACCTCGTGCCGGATTGGGATCACTACAGCAACTCGCCATCCACAAGCGGCTTC